AGCACCCAGGCGGCGAACGCGCCGAACCCCCACGGCCACTCGGTGACCCCGGCGAGCGGGTGACCCCCGGCCGCGAAGGCGGCGAGGGTGAACAGGATCGCCCCGATGACAAGCAGGATGCGGGCCAGGCTCCAGTAGCCGCGCTGGTAGGGGTACGGGCCAGGAGCGGTGCGCGGCGGGGGTGCGGGCGTGGTCACGCGTCACCGCCCTTGGCGTCACTGTCCGGCTTCTTCGCCGCGGCGCGCGCTTTGACCGGGATGGTCGGGGGCTCGTCCTGCGGCGCGGGTTCCGGCTGCGGCACTTCCACGGGCGGCGCGGTGACGGCACCGGGCGTAACGAGGAACTCGCGGCCGATGGCGCGCTCTAGCGCGGAGCCCGGCGGCACGTCGATCTGCTGGCCCTTGGGGAGGCGCTGCTGCACCCCGTCCCAGAAGATCTGACGGTCCTCGGTGACGATGCGCGGGTTGGCGGCCATAAGTTACTCACCGCGGCCTTGTCGAGGTTCGTGCCGTCGCCACGCGAGGTCACAGGAATGACGCCGGACAGGTTCCCGCTTCCGCCGTACGCGACCTCTAGCGCCGAACCCGGCTCAATGTCAGCAACTGTCCCGTGCCGGGTAAACGTCGACCGCGCTGCCCCGTTGGCATGCGGGTCCCAGGCGACGGCGGTGTCGGTGAGCACGCGGCGCGGGAACTGGCTCACGGGCTGAACCTGACCGTGACGGGCTGCTGCGAGGGCGGGCACGGGCCGGGCTCGTGAAATCCGGCGCAAGCGGGCGTGTACGTGTGCTGAGCCGCGCCCTGGTAGCCGGTGGGTGTGAGGGTCAGTTCGCGGGCCTTAGCGTGGCCGCCGCACCTGTCGCCCGCGCACCAGCAGGCGTTGTAGAACTCAAGAGCGCACATCAGTTGCTCACGCCAGTGGCGAAGTTCGCCGAGCCGGTCGCCCCGTGCTGGGCGTACGGCAGGGCGTTGGCGGGCGAGTAACCGGAGACTCCCGTGGCGAGGATGGTCGAGTTCGAGGCGTACGCGCCCCCCAGGGAATCCAGCAGGTCGAGGTTGAAGTAGTTCATCCACGCCCACACCGGTGCCGCGCTGTAGGTCAGGGTGACCGACGCGCCGTTCGGGACCATCACCTGAGCCGGGGTGGTGGTGCCCCGGTCGGTGCCGTTGACCGTGATGTGGGTGACGGTGCCGCCCGCGAGGATGACGCTGATGTCCTGCCCGGTGTTGTTCATCACCGCGGTCAGGGACGCGGGGACGGCGGGGGTGAACACCGACCAGTACCACACCGGAACCACCGAGTACGTGATCGCGATCGTCTGCCCGTTCGGGACCGTGGCCGTGTAGTTCGTCGCCGTCGCGACCTGCACCGCGTTGACGTTGATGCTGGTCACGGTGCCGCCGGTGATCGTCACGGCGACGGTCTGGCCGGACGTGTTGGCGTAGGTGACCGTGCTTGCCGGCACGGCTGGCTGCTGGAGCATCAGTCATCGTCCCCAATCAGTTCGAAAGTCCGCTATGTCCCACTGAGTCCGTTCCGTCACGGAACGCGAAGAGGTTCGCCTGCGCCGCAGTGAGCGCTGCGTACAGCTGCTGCGGACCTGTCGCCGGGACAGCCGGAGTCCCGCCGTCCAGGTAGATCACCGTGCCCGCGATGAACTCCGTGGGGAACCCGGCGCCCCACTGGATGGGCGGCCCGGCGGCACCGCTGTACCCGGCCTCGCCGAACCCGTTGGCATCAGCCGTCAGCGTGCCTGCGGGAAGGGTGACCGTGGTCCCGATCACGAACCTGCTCAGTGCCACCTGCCGCTCCCCTCAGTACGCCGTCGCGGGAACTACCTGGACGCTGGAATGCGCCGGGGCGACCTGGGCGACGGTCACCAGCACCCCGGAGTTGTGGGCCGAGTTCAGGCTGTTCACCGGCACGCTCGTTGCGGTCGGGGTACCGCTGACCACGACCACGTCACTGGTGCCGGCCGGGTCGACGATCAGCACCTGGCCCAGGGCGAACGCGGTGTTCGTCCCGGTCGGCGCGAACGTGAGCGCCGCACCGCCCGCGCTCACCCCGGCGCTGACGGCGGGCAGCGCCCACGCCCACGTCGGCGCGACGGAGTACGTGACCGAGATCGTGCCGCCGACAGGAACCAGGTAGGTGCCCGCCGTTGTCCCCGCCTGCGCGCCGCTGACGAAGACGAAGGTCAGCGTCCCGCCCGTGATCGTGACCGCCGCGACAGTGCCCGTGCTGTTCGTCACCGGGACCGTCGTCAGCGGGACCGCGGGACTACTTACCGTCGCGGCGGCGAGGGTGAACTTCCACTCGCAGCGGGCGCACCGGAAGACCGACCCGTTTAGGTCCAAGAAGGGCGCGGCGAACCAGCAGCGGGGGCACCTGACCTGTGGTACCTCGACTGGCTGGATCGTCGCGCCGCTGTCGGGCATGGGCTACCGGCCTGCCCTCGCCCGGCGCGGGGGCAGGTCGAGGGCGTCCGGACCGGCCGGGGCGGTCAGGTGAGCGTCCATCTCCGACGGCTCTGGTGCCATCGCCCCGGCGGTCTCCGGGGCACGGCCGTCGTCGTAGGGAACGACCGCAGAGCTTTCCGGCGGGTCCGGGCGCGGGGCGTCAGAACCGGGCGGCGGCTGCATGGGGCGGAACAGCCGGCCGGACAGGTGGCGGGGCAGCAGCCGCGGAGCGGGCTCGCGGGAGCCGTCCGGGCCGCTCAGCTTGCGGACCACTTCCGTCATCCGCCCGTCACGGCCAGGGTCACGGCGATTGAACCTGCGGGCCTCCTCGTCGGTGAGGTAGACCGTCTCGCCCTTGAACACGAGGTCGGACTGCCGGTCCGCGTCGCCGCGGCGGGGGACGGACAGGTTTGCGAGTGCCTCGTAGGGCTCGCCGATCCGGCCCGCGGGGCCGCCGGTGGCCGAGTCGCGGGCGAGCAGCTTCTTGAGGCTTTCCCGCTCGGCGGCGGACAGCGGGTCGAGGGCGGGGACCGCGGTTGCGGTAGGAGGCATATATTACGCTCCGTAGTCGTTCTCGTGTTCGAATTTAGACGCCACTCAGCAAAGCTATGGCCAAAGGCTGGTCCAGGAAAATGGCAGAACTACGCTGCGTGTCCGACCTGAACGTCTTTCTGGACTCGTCCCGATATAGCGGTCCGGCCATGAACGGCAGCTCATCGGCGTAGCCGCCGCACCGCTGCCGCTGCATGACGATCGCGTTGCCCGCGGGAACCTGACGGCTGTACATCACGTCGAGGTTGAGGACCTTGTTCGGGAGAACGCCGGTGTACTGGAGGTTCTCCGAGGCGATGTCGCCGATGTAGGGCGCGGCGAAGGTGCTCGACTGAATGAGCGTGTTCTTCGTGCCGTGGTTGATGATCAGCGTGTCGGCTTCAAATCCCAGCCACTGCGTCACGCCCGACGGGCTGACGATGTTCGCGTTCTCAACCAGGTAGATGGCCTGCGCGATGTCGGACCGGATCGTCGCCGACGCAGATGCCCACGGGTTCGCCACGGCGAGCGTCTGGATGCTCGCGTTGGCGACGACGGCGCTGTAGAAAGCCGTGTTCCACGAGTACACCATCGTGTTCTTGACCTGCTGCAACTGCCTCGTCACAGGGTCGATGGTCTGCCGGCGGCGCATCTCATCCGAGACCATGATGGCCATGGCCCGCTCGTGGGTGAAGACGACGCGGGGCACGCCGATCGAGGTCGGCACAACGGGGACCTCGCCGAACTCAGGCCGGATCTCGGGGAAGTCGTCCGCGTAAAGCGGGGTGCTTTCCGAGTACCTGACAGCACCGCTCGGGGCTGCGCCGCCCATGCGCAAGACGCTGTCCATGATGAACTCGTTCTGGGTGATATCCAGAATGAGCGCCGGGATGACAAGCGGGTCCTTGAGCAGCTCGGATACGGTGATCCGCGGGGAATCGGAGTAACCCCGTGCGCCAACAGGCATCTGTCAGTCCTCCTAAAGGACCCGGGCCCGGCCCAGGAAGTAGACCGCGCTGCCCT